ATACTTGCATTGAAATGGACGTGCGTACGGATGAACTGAACGAAGCCTTAGGCTTTGTGGCGTCCAAAATAGAAAAAGGCCCTCAGCTGATGGCGCAGTTTCTCAAAGCTGTTGTAATCGAAGATCAGGAAGCCCGATGTAGTGCTGCGCAACATGTTTTGCGGCAGATGCAATCTTGGGCGGGGCGGTGATTACGGCCCTTACCGGTTGTTCGAGTTGAGCTAAATTCAACACGCTGTTTTCACGAAAGCTGCCGTTAGTGCTGCATGCAGCATCCTGAGCTAATCAGGTGACTGCAATGCGGCGGGGCGGTTTCAACAGGTGAGTGCAACGCTATGATCTTTTGGGAAAGATAGAGTGGAAGAGAAGTGGTGTCGTTCGCGGGCGTTTTTTACACGGACAAACAGAAAAGGCCATTTGCGTAGCGAAAAAGACAAACAGGGGTTGCAGTTCACCAAAAATTAACGCAACGCTGAGAAAAGTGTTAAAATTGCAGAAAATTTGCAAAACCTCACGTTTAATCGGAGATGTCGCTATGTTGATTGAATTTACTGTGTCGAACTACAGGTCGATCTCGGCACCAGTTACCTTTTCAGCTGTCGCCAGCGCTGCTGCAACGAAACAGCCGGGTATTTCCTTCGGAACAGGGAATTCCCTTGCTCCAGATGTACTGACTAGCGCTGTAGTGTTCGGTCCAAACGCATCTGGTAAAAGTTCATTGTTCAAGGCTGTGGCGTTCTTTGTTGACTTTGTGTGCAACTCAGCAAGGAAGGGTAGCCAAGGAGAGGAGATTAAATTTCCTCAGAATAAGGTTGCTCCGGATTGTAAAGATGCTGCAACTACGATGGAGATGGTTTTCTCTCACGATGGTGAAGTCTTCCAGTATGGATTCTCATTGACCAATCAACGGGTAGTCGAAGAATGGCTGTTCGCCCGAACTTCGAAACATGGTAGCAAGACACGCACAATTTTCACACGTGAATATGATGAAGTGTCGCAAAGCTACGAGTGGGCGCTAAACGAGGGACAGCTGCCCGGAGAACGCGAAAGTTGGAGAGCGGCGACGCGCGACAATGCACTGTTTTTTTCTACGGCGGTACAATTGAATTCCAAATCTCTGAAGAAACCTTACGATTGGATTCGGTTGGGCGTCCACGTTATTGGTGCCAACCAGAGAATCAGCAAAGATTTTACTGCACAATTTCTGCAAAATGAGCAGTACCGAGCGAAGGTTTTGGATTTTATACAGGCTCTCGATCTCCCAATTGAAGGTTTTCGTGTGGAAGAGAAGCAGGCGGTCCTCCCTGAGGAAGTGAAGCAGATGCTCTCCGAAAAAATGTTGTCCGAGCTAAGCAAAACGGTGGAAGACGAAAAAGAATATCGTGTATTTGCAAAGCATCGAAATATTGCAGGGGATACGGTCGAACTTGCTTTGGAAGAAGAAAGCGATGGGACCCAAGCAATGTTTGGTATGGCCGGGCCAATCATTGACGTCCTTGAGGATGGGGATACTCTCCTGATCGATGAGCTCAGCAACAGTCTTCATCCATTGGCGCTAAAAGGGCTGGTCGGTGTTTTTCACGACAAGAGGCAAAACCCAAAAGGAGCACAGCTGATATTCACGAGCCATGAAACGTCGATCATCTCGAAGAGCTTCATGCATAAAGACCAAATCTGGTTTATCCATCGTCCAAATGGTCAAAATACAGAACTTACGCCGCTATCGGATTTCAAAGTGAGAGAGGTCGAAGCATTTCAACGTGCTTATCTTGGAGGTAAATTTGGGGCGATTCCTAACATCCGGAGGATGCAGGATGCCGGCGCGGAGTGACAAGCTGTTTCAAAGACGGAAAACTACAAAAAATCTTACCCGGCGACCTGCTACGATTGCACCTAACCGGCGTGTACTGATCGTCACAGAAGGAGAGGTTACAGAAGTTCAGTACTTTGAGGAGCTGAAGCGCATTCTTGCCTTGGTGAATGTCGACCTCGATATATGCGGCAAAGAATGCGACTCTAGTCCCACCGCTGTGGTACGTTATGCCATCGCCAGAGCCGATGCAGAGGGTTCGTATAGTAAAGGTGGCTATAATGACGTCTACTGCGTAATCGACCGAGATGATCACAAGGACTTCTACAAAGCACTTGGCCAAATTGCTAATGCGAACAAACGAGGGTCCTCATTCAAAGGCGAGCGTATCGTTGCAGTCGTTTCATACCCATGTTTCGAATATTGGCTCCTTCTTCATTTTGCGTATAGTCGGTCGCCATTCTCCGCTGCAAGTGGGAAAACCGCTGCAGAGATGGTCACTGCTGAACTCAAAAAACATTCGCCTTTTGAAGGTTACGAAAAGTCTTTGACAAAACAAATGTTGGGTAAACTTCATGACGTAACTGATGATGCTATCGCCAACGCGGTAAAATCATTGATCGATGCACAAGAAACTGGAGAAATGAACCCTTCTTCTAATGTTCATCAACTAGTTGCAGCACTGCAGGAATTGTAGGCAATCCTAGTCCTCCGACTTGCCGCCCAAAGCGCCGCCTGTTCATGATGGGTAATTATGAGCGGATTTATCAGGGCACTTCGTATCGTTTCATCAAAGGCGAGACCGACTATAAAGGTCCGCTATTGCTGAGTTTGCAGTTTTTTCTGGGACCGCAGCGAATGACTGGTTTCCGCCCCAAATGACCTAAATCGGTCGTTTCTTTTGCATGTGTCGTGTTTGACTGAGCGGCTTCGCGTTAGTCGATTTTGGACCGCTTCCTAAAACACTGAAATCATCGAGTGCATCTCGCATGTCATCCATCAGGACGTGCGCATATTTTGTTGTTGTTTCGATGTTCGAGTGGCCAAGTAGTTTTGATACCAGTTTGATGTTTTGCGTTTTGCGCAGCAGGCGCGTTGCGAAGGTGTGTCTTAGGTCGTGAAACCTGAATGCCTCGATCTCGGCGTCTTTTAGGGCTTTGCGGAAGGCCGCGGGAAGGATGCCGCCGTGCGGATCGATTGGCTGGCGTTCCATGGTTTGCTTGTTCAGTCGCGTGAAAACAAATTTGCGGTGTGCAAGGATATTCGAGCGTGGCAGGGCTGATAGCAGTGCTGCGACTTCGCGGTTTATAGGGAAAGTGAGGCGTTCATCGCCTTTGACCCAAAACGAAATTTCTAGATTGTCCATGTCAATGTTTTCCCACAATAGGGACGTAATGGAACCAATGCGTGCCCCGGTCATGAGGGCGAAGCTAACGATCGGATGATATTCGGCTGGCAGATGTTCAAGCAGCCGGCGCTGCTCATCCATAGTCAACTCTCTGACTATTTCTCGCGGCTCTTTAGTTTCTGCAGCCTTGAGTTCCAAAGCGGGGATGCCTGCCTTGTAGAACTTACCCATATGGCGAATTGCACGGCCCAGCATTTGAAGGCGACGGTTCACGGTCGCGTTTTTGCAATGCGCGCGATCCTTGGCAACATATGCCAAAACATCAGCGTCGGTGATTTTTGAAATGGATTGATTGCCATCCATATACTTCAAGATGGCGCGTGCCTGACCTGCATTGGTTGATTCAGACGATGTTCCGATGATCTTGTCGCGGTGATAGGTGCCAAGTGCTTCGGATAGCGTGTACGAGCCGCTTGATTTGCTGAGTGATTGCGCGTTGGCACGAATTTGCGCCTCTATAGCTTTCGCTTCTTCGAAATCCTCGGTGCCACAACTGCCTCGAAAGCGACAACCCTTGACGACGATGTCGTATTGATAGATGCGGGTTTTGGCTGTTCTAAATGGCATTGAGAGTGGGCCTCTATATAATCAATGATGTCGTCCTGCCGATATCGAATGGCTCCGCGCGCGACTTTTACACACTTTAGCCCGCGTTTGCGGCACTCTTGCAAGGTTTTTGTACAGACTCCTAAGACGTGGGCCGCATCAGCTGGTTTGAGTAAAGGTTGCATCGTTAGTCGTCGCCCTTTGTGGTAGCGGTTTGTTTTGTTGATGGCGGCGGTGGTCAGTTTTTCCCGCTTTTGCGGCGCATGCGGCGGATTCAGCGGTTCATGATCAGCTGCCGTTCTGCGATCAGTTCATCCAAGCTTTGTTTGCGTCGATTTATACGCCCGTGAAGTTTGGCGAGGTGCCGAATTTCGATCTCGTTTGCAAAGTGAAGCCATGCAGATCTAAGCCCGAAAGGCACAGGTTTCGCGCTATTTTTGGTGCTGCTTTGCGGCTGGTGTGTAGTGGGTGCCGCTGTACAGGCGGGAGGGGTTTCAAGTGCAGTCAATTGCAGATCCTTTCACTGGTTCGGTGTTGCTATGCGTCCGGCCCATGCATCGAATGATGTGCGCAGAGCTGCGAATTTCGTTTGGGCTGCCGTATCCGAGTTGAGGTCGCGGCGGCTTTTGATTTTGCATGTTTCGCGCAGATATTGGGCTGCGGCGCTGGCGCAAAATTTGGTGTCGGGCAGACCGCTGCGGATAGCTGCGAACTTTTGAAACTGCGGATCGTTGCACAGGATGCCAGCCTGTTGCGCGGGGTGCATCTGGCTGTAGCGGGTCATGCGACCTCACCACTGTTGGCGATGTCTAGCAGTACATCCACAAAGCTGGGCTGATCTGCAGGGCACTTGCTGGCGATGTCTTTGCCGCGCAGCTCGTTGCAGATCTCTATGCGGGTGCGCCATTTGCGCGGCGCAGTCAGAGACTGGCGATAGGTTTCGCGGGCATAGGCAGGCGTGCCGCCAGTGTTGACCTGCTTTGGCCACCATTTGGATTTTGGGCCAATGAATACAGCGCCTTGCGGTGTTTCGTTTTTGTATTTGACGCAAATGCGGCGCGGGCGGTTGATTTTGGTGGCCATGTTCATGCGCGCGCCTCCAGACATTCGAAGGCTTGGCCTTGTGCGGCCAGTGTCGCCACTGCCGAGCATAGGTTTGCCGTGCCTGTTTTGCGGATGATGTTGGCCTTGTGATATTTGAACGTCGATTGGCTTACGCCCAAACGGTGGGCTGCGATCTTTTCGGGCTGGGTGAGGAGCGGCAATGTGCGTTGTTCTGCGGGTGTAAATGTCATGCCGTGCCCTCGACTTGTGAGAGCGCAGATAAGATCAGGCGTTGGGAGTTCACCGTTTCGCCGCGGGCCTCTTTGAGGGTGCGAAATGCCAGTGCGCGGCGCAGGGCAGGATGATTTTGCGGCGTATCCACGATGATCTGCGCGTGATCGATGCGCAAAGGGTCGAGGCCGAAAATCAGGCCTTCTATGAAATATGGGCAATCAGGTGCTTTGGCACCTTTGAGCGAAAAGTCTTTGTGTTGAAGTTTTGACATCGGTCTCTCCATCATGAAATTCCGCGATCAGCTCATGGCGTCTTCGGCGGGTGATAGATAATCCATATGGGGGTAATAACCCCCGTGTCAATATAGTAGGGGTTTATTCCCCTAAAAGTTTTGATTTAGTGATTCTGGTTTGAAATGCAGGCAAAAGAAAACCCCACACTAGGCGGGGTGAATTTGGGAGTATGCAGGAGCGGTTCTCCAAAATGACTTCACAAGCACTTAAGCTTTCATCATGCTGCGAAAATGTGGAGTTTTTTAAAGAAGATACAAAAGAGATTTTGGGCGATTGTTGGGTTGCTTTAGTGGGTTGTTGTCTTTTCAGACTTCAAACAGTAGTGCAGTCCGACTTGCTACAGATGGCTCAAAAGAGATTGAAATTACGGCCTTGAAGAAGTTTTTACAGGCTGCGGTAAATGCTGAGCTTCTAAGGGATTATGGTGATATTCCTGATTTTAACGTCACTTAGTGAGTTCAGGGTAATTCTTGTAAGTTGGCAATTAATTACATTCTTGAGATCAAATCTTTACCCAGGTGCATCTTGATGGGGGCGGCCCATTTTATGGTGGCGTCGTACATTGGTGGGGTGTCGGCGTGGAATGAGATCAGGTCAAATAGGCCCTCTGGCTGGCCGTCGCGGCGGCGTAGGAGTTTGGCCCAGACCATGCCGTCGGTGGTTTCAACGACACATCTGCGCCCGATGGCTTCGGTTGGAACGCCAAGTGTGTCGCGTGAATAAAACAAAATGTCGCCATCTTCATAGGCGGGTTCCATAGAGTTTCCGCAGACTTCAACTGCGACAATGCCCCGCGGGCCGATTTGAGGTGGGCAGGCGATTTGATACATGCCTTCGCCCTTGGGGTGTGGGTCTGAAAGTTGGACTTTCGCGCCAGCGCCAACTTTGCCTGCTACTGCAATTGTCTCCGTCTCGCGAGGGGTTAGGTTGCCTTTGATGAAGTCCTCAACTGCAACGCCAAAAGCATTTGCCACCTTAATTCCATCGTCGACGTTTGTGGTTTTGGATTTTCCCTGCATCAGTGACTTCAGTTGCTCGTAAGAAACGTCTGCTTCTAGTGCGACGTTTCTCAGTGAGCGACCTGTGTGGGTAAGTGCGTATTCAAGCGCGTTTTTAAATGATGCTTCCATATGGGAATATATACCCTTTTTATAAATTTGGGACATGGGGGATATTTATCCTTGATAAGTTGGGGTTTATTCCCCTATTTATGACCTATGGAACAATTGATCTCAGATATTGAGGCCTATGCCTCTCAAGTTGACCGCAAACCGCAATCGGTTTTGCGGTCGGCTATCAATGCATCATGGGGCACATGGGATGCTTGGGTGGCTGGGAAATCCAGCCCGACATTGATCGTCGTGGATCGTATTCGTGTGTTCATGGCTGAAAACAAACCTGATGACGCCTGTGATCAGCGGGAGGTTGCGTAATGTTTGGTGTCTGTCGCCAAATTGCCATGCAGCGCTCGCGGCGTCTTGTGAAATGCCTAAAGGAGTTCTCACATGCGCTACACTAGACCCGGCAGCATCCAGAATGCAGTACGCGAAGCTTATGGCGCGGTCGGCGGGCTGGAAAATGCGTCGATCGATCTTGGCCTTGGTGTGTCTACGCTGTCTTACGGGACGGAGCGCAGCGACCATCGACCAGGTGGCATTGGGGTGAACTATCTTGACAGTTTAGGACGGATTGAGACGCGCGCGGCGGTCCCGATTGCAAAGCATTTTGCGATGTTGGCTGGTGGGGTGTTTCAGCCTGTTGATCTGGCTGGTGTGACTGCATCGGATATTTATCGCATAGCCAAAGAATTCTCGGACGTTTTGACCAAGGATGCGCTGGCGCACTCCAAATCTTCGGACGATCCCAGTGATTACACGATCAAAGAAGCGAGCGAGCAGCTTGTCGAGTTGGATGAGTTGATCGCCGCTGCCGTGAACTTTCGAGCGGCCTTGCTCGTGAAAACCGAGGGCGCAGGGTGATGGGCCTCTTTCATTCACAAATTTCGAATTCCAGCCATCGTCTCCTCCCACACTTCTTCTCGATGGCCGGAATAGGGCGCGCGTTTCATGGGCGAAGCGCGCGCCTATTTTTACAGTCCCTGCGCGGGTCAGAAAGGCTTTGCCATGACTTTTGAAGAACAACTGAGGTGCTGCGCGCGGGTCGCGCGGCAAGGGCGGCAGGTGGCGTTTATCGTTCAGCGGTCTGCGGATGAGCGGTTTGCGCGGGATCGATGCACGGCGCTGACCGAAGCGCAGGCCGCCAAGCGCGGGGCACTGATTTACGGCACTGGATTGGTGCGATTCGTGCAGGCCAGCGGGGCCAGCTTTGTTTTGGCCGGATTCAGTGGCTTTGTTGTGCTCGATGCGCGGCTTGAGTTCTCAGCCGGCATGATGCGCGAGCTTGGCGATCTGAAAGACGCCTGCGCGATGCTGTTTCCTGACGGCGAATTCGAGCGGCTGGCGCGGGTCGATGTCGAGACAGGGGCTGCGCCATGAATGCGTTTCAAATTGTCGGTGGGACGTCTGGCGTTGAGCTGCCTTTGTATCCTTATGGGGCTGAGAACCGGCTCGACAGCCATTTCTTTGTCGCTTGGGAACGCAGACGGTGGCTCAATTCTGGAATGCGATTGCAAGGCACGCCAGAATGCCGCGCGCTCTATCTCGATTTGATCTGGATCTCTTACGATCAAGCGCCGGTTGGCACTTTGCCGACAGACCTCGCCATTCTGGCCAAGATCCTGATGGTGGATCGCGGGCACTTTGAAGCCTTGTGCAAGCTGCCATTTGGTCCGCTGCACAATTGGGTGCAGTGCGAATGCGATGGCGGCGAGGTGCGCTTGATGCACAGTCAGGTCTTGCGCACGCTCAATGAGGCGATGTCGCGGCGCGAAGACAATCGCGCCAGAAACGAGGCCGCCAATGCCGCCAAACGCTTGCAGCGGTTGAGATCAACGCTGGCAGGCTATGACGCCAAGCTCGTTGAGAATGATGCCGCTGTGCGCTGGATTGACGAGTATTTGGTCAAGCAGGGCGTGGCCTATCGCAATTCAAGCGTCATCGAGGGCGCGTTGCGATCTTGGTCCGACCACATGCTTGATCTCGGTATGCGACGGCCCTAATTCCTCAAATTCAATCTGTCTCTCAAGTGTCCCGAAAGTGTCCAGTGGACAGTTCAAGACAGTCTTCGGACACTTTCGAAGTGTCCTGCACGATAGGGATAGAGACAAAGATAAAGAAAAAGAAATTGGCAGTTGCGCTCCATTTGAGGCGCACAGGCTGTGGATAAGTCGGAATTGCTAAGACAAGGCAGGTGATGAGATGAACAGTGCAGAACAAGCCGCAGGCGAGAAGCGCGTGAGAGAACAGGTGGTGACGCCACTGTTGCGACGCGGGCTGACCAAGCCGTCCAGCCTGACCAAAGATCAGTTCGAGGACATGGTGCAAGATTTGTGCGCGCGGCTGGCCTACATGAGCGATGTGAACTTGGCGGCGCTGGAAGAGCAGGCGGCGGCCAGCCCCAGCGGCAAAGACCACGACCGCTTTCCGATCGCAAACAAACTGCTGGAATGGGCGGCTGTGATCCAGCGTCCGGATGAGAGCAACTCGCCTTTGATCCGCGCCGTGTTCGCCCATGATCTGGGCAAGGGCGCTGTGCGCGACGATTGGGCCCCTGAGTTGCTGGTGGACCTGCGCAAGTCGCGCCGCTGGCCAACTGAGTTTGCGTTGAAGCGTATTTTGGACAGTGCCAAGGGCGCGCGCGATCGTCAACAAAACATAGAACGGCGGCTGGCGCGGGCGGAAAGCGTCTCGGTCATCGATGCAGGCTGGCGCGACAAACGCATCGCAGCGATGCGTAAGTGCGAAGGTTTGGCGCAGAGTGACGCGGGCGCGGTTTGAAATAAAGGCAATGAACATGAGGCAGGGTGAAGAGATGTTGATGGAACGCGCTTTGAAAACGCAAACGGGCAATGCGGTGATCATGGTTGGCAGCGATGGTGTGGCACGGTTGCGTGCTGAAGCGGGCCGCGTGGCCAAGATCAAGGCCGCTGGGGCTGCGCCTGCGCAATGTGGACCTGAAGTGCCAAACGCGCCCGCACGGGGCGCTGTGCGGATCAGCGACCCGAAAGAGCTCGTACCAGGCTCAACGGATAAGTTTCAACATGCAGGCCATTTCGGGCGCTCGGTAATGCACCGCTGCGATGTGTTTGACATGATGCGGGCAAAGGCGCTCAACGTGCATGCCAAGGCGAAAGCAAAAGATGCGAAAGCTGTGTTTGAGGAACCGTTCAACGCAGGGCAGGTGTCGATGGCGCGCTACTATGCTGGGTTGCACGAGAGCCTGCACAGTGGTGGCGTTGGCGGCACGTCCTATGTTGAGGATCGTGTGTCTGGTGGTGCCGGTGGCTTGGATGCTGTTGATCTGCGACTGGCTGCGCGGCAAGAGTTCGAGGCACTTGAGCGCAAGGTTGGTCGCGGTGTGGCGATGGCTTTGCGAAAGGTGCGTCCATCCAAGCGCGGTGACGGGCGGGTTTGCGGGATGATCTCGGACTTGGATGTGGTGCGCATGGTGTGTTTGCACGGGCTGTCTCTGAGTGAGGTTTTGGGCAAATATGATTGGTCAAAAAGCTCACGCAACCTGTTGGCCCTTAGGGTGGCGCTGCGCGGGGCTCTGGATCGCATGCAGGGTTATGGAGGCTAATGGCAAAAATAGGTATTGACGGTTTGGTCAACGAAATACTACAGATACATCATCATCACTAAATGCGTCCAGCGCGCATCGGTAACGCCCATCGGAAACGATAGGGCGTTTTTGTTTGTGGTGCTTTCTAACATTGGTGGAGGTGGCTGTGTTTACAATGAATGTAGATGCGTCTGATCTGTCACGCGGTATGAGCCGCGCACAAAAGCAGCATGTTCCAACGGCTGCGATGTGGGCATTGAATGATGCGGCGGCTGATGCACTTGAACACATCCAAGATCGCATGAAAGTCGTGTTCGATGATCCAACGCCATGGGCGCTCAATGCGTTTATGGTTTGGCGGGCCACGAAATCTACAATGCTGGCAGAGGTCAAAGAGCGGCCTTCGGTTGGTAAACGTCACTTTTTGAAAATCCAAGAAGCTGGCGGCGTGCGGCCTCAAACAGGGCTTGAGACCTTGATGTCTGCCAAGTTGGCGTATGACGGACAAATTCATGGCGTCATTCCGACCAGGGATGCCAAGCGGGTTTCGTATGGCAAATGGTCTGCAGGCGAGCGCAATCAAGTGCTCTCGGCGGTTCAGTCCCAACGTGACGCGCACAGCAATAGCACGGCGGCATCGAAGGCCAAGCGAAAGAGCCGCGTTGGATATTTTGTGCCGAGATCAGGATCAAGCCTGTCTGCGGGGGTGTGGAAGCGTGACGCTAAACGCAACCTGACGAAGATATTAAACTTTACGACTGCGATGCCGAAGTATGATCCTCGGCTTGGCTTTTATGATGGGGCCGAAGAGGTCTTTGAAAAACGGTTTCCTATTCACTTTGAGCGCACGTTTCAGAAGGTCATGGCCCGCAGCTAAACGCGCGGGTCCTTCCATATAAAGCCGCGTACAGGGGTAATTCGCACCCCGATTTGTGCGCGTTTTTTTTCAGCGCGCCGCTTGGAGAATAGGTTGTTGTTGTGGTTGTCACTGTGAAAGGAACCTGAACGTGCCAGATGTCCCTGATCGTGGCCAGTCTGACAATGACGCTCCAAAAATGATGTCGATCGACTTTGATGCTGGCCTTGCCGTTTTGCTCGAAAAACACCCTCTACCGGAAGGTGTCAGCGATGCCGACATGAACCAGTCAGAGATGGCAGCGGCATTGAACACATCGGTCAACAGCATTTCAAAGTGGATATCGTCCGAGAATATGCCTGTCGTGCAAGAGGGAAAAAACGGCAAAGCCTATGTGCTGCGATTGTCGCATTGCTGGGCATGGAAATGTGCGCGCGACCATGAAGAACATCAACGCCGCGCCCATAGCGCAGATCAAATCAATGCGTTGCAAGCGAGCTTTTTAGGCCTCGATGTTTCGGATCCACGTGCGGCTCTTTCGGCAAAAGAACGCGCGGCCCTGGCGCAGGCGGATATTGCGCACAGCAAAGCCATGCATATGCGCCGGCAACTGGTGCAACTGGATGATGTTGTTGAGATGATCGAGTCCATATTTTCGATGGTCAGAGACAAGATCGAAGCGATGCCTGACGTGCTTGAGCGTGAATTGTCATTGAAACCTGCCGAGGTGGATAAAGTGCAACGGATTGGCGCAGATCTACTCTCGTCTTTGGGTGAAATAATTGAGGAAAAGGAACTGAGTGAACGCGACGTTGAAGATGTTGAGGTGCAACGGCAGTGGACCATTTGAAGGGGGCGGTGATCATGAATATGCGTCACGATTATGAGCCACTGCCACCCTATACGGATCCGAGATCAGCTCTCAAAATTGCGCTGCCATCGCTAAGACCAGCTGAGCAAATCAGCGTCACAGCTGCTGCCGAGCGTTATATGCGCGTGAATGTGTCTGGCCAGTGGCAACCGTTTCGCCGCGATGTGACGCCATATATGGTTGAGCCGACCGATATGATTGCCTCTCGCCGGTACCGCGGCCTTGCATTTTGCGGCCCGTCGCAATCGGGTAAAACGCAAATGCTGCAAGCTGCCATTGCCTATACGATTGCGAGTGATCCGGGGCGCGTGGCTTTGTTTCAGATGACGCGGGATGCGGCAGCAGAATTCGAACGCAACAAGCTGGCGCCGACAATTCGCAACAGTCCGGAGCTGAGACAGCGCCTCGCAACGGGGCGCGGTGCTGACAACATGTACCAAAAGCTGTTTTCGGGCGGCACGCAACTCACGCTGGATTGGCCGACAATTACGAAACTGTCTTCGACCTCTATCCGCTTGGTCTTGGGGACCGATTACGATCACTTCCCTGAAAGCATCGATGGCGAAGGGGATGCCTATACGTTAATGCGGGCACGGGCGCGATCATTCCTGTCGCGCGGCATGGTTGTTGTCGAAAGCAGCCCTGGCGCGCCGTTGACGGATGAGACGTGGCGACCTCAAACGCCACACGATTGTCCGCCGGTGAAGTATGGCGTGCTGTCTTTGTATCCAGAAGGCACGCGGGGCCGTTGGTATTGGCCATGCCCGTGCTGCGGTGTTTTGTTTGAGCCAACGTTTGATCTGCTTGTCTATCCAGACAGTCTTGATCCGGTGGAGCAGGGCGAAGCTGCGGTTATGCGGTGCCCACATTGCGCGAATGTGTTCGAGCATGTGCTCAAACGCGAACTCAATGAACATGGCAGCTGGTTGCATGAAACGGATGACGGGAAAACAGCGTCCTTGGCCAGTGGCAAAGTGCGCCGTGCGGATCTGCTGAGTTACTGGTTGGACGGGGCTGCGGCATCATTCTCAAGCTGGAAAGAGCTTGTGACGCAATATGAGAGCGCGGTGCGAAAGTTCAAACTTACGGGCGACGAAGAGAGCCTGAAAACAGCCATGAACACGGGGCAGGCGCGCCCCTATCAACCGCGTGGTGCGACCTCTGACATGGAGGTCACGTTGCAAGGCCTCAAAGACAAAGCGCGCGGGAACAAAATGCCGAAAGGCATTGCGCCGGCGTGGACTAAATACGTGACCGTCGAAGTCGATGTTCAAGGGACCTATTTTTCTGTCGGGGCAACGGCATGGGGCGCATTGGGTCGGCACCAGCCAATCGACAGATTTGAGCTGAATACACCGCCTGCAAGTTCACCGGGGGTTGGCGTTGAGGGCAAGGGGCGCACGCTTAAACCGTTTGAAATTGCCGAAGATTGGGATGTGCTGATCGCTCTGGGGGATATGTCTTGGCCGATTGAGGGCTGCGAGTGGTCCTTGAAGGCAATCGCCTTGAGCGTGGATCAACAAGGTGGCGGTGCGACAACTGACAACGCTTATTCCTTTTATCGAGGACGCAAGCGGGCAGGGCAGCAAGATCGTTGGTTTATCACGCGGGGTCGGTCTGGGGCCAATATGCAAGATCGCGTTTGGTTGAAAGCGCCTGAAAGCGCCAGCGGCAAGCGACGCGTGGCCAAAGATATTTTGACACTGAACATGGCAACGGACCGGATCAAAGATGCGGTGGCCACGTCTTTGCGTTTGACTGAGGCAGGGCAAAATCACTGCGCTATTGCGGAATGGATGAGTGAAGCTGAACTGCTGGAATTCACAGCGGAGCGGCGTACGGCCAAAGGGTGGGAAAAGCGCCCTGGCATGGTGCGAAATGAAAGCCTTGATCACCTCGTTATGGCGCGCGCCAAACACATCTGGATCAAGGGTGAGCGTATCAACTGGAAGCATCCACCCAGTTGGGCTGTGCTTGCCGCGACCAATCCGGTGGCGGTTTGGACTGGCGCGCCTGAGCCGATTGAACCTGAGACTTTTGAAACGCCAACACCAATGCACTCTGAAACGCATGGGGCCCGCAAGTCACGCGGATCATCTGATTGGATCAACCCAAGGAAAAACTGGTTTTGACACAGTACACACAAACACAGCTGGATGATCTGCGGGCAGCGGCTGCCAAGGGCGTCACCAAACTGCGCAATTCCGTGGGTGAAGAAATCACCTATCGATCACTGGAAGAAATGCACACACAAATCGCCGTCATGGAACGCGCATTGGCTGCCAAACCACGTGCGCGCCAGCATTTCCCGACGTTTAGCAAGGGAACTTGAGCGGATGAACTTTCTAGATCGGGCAATCGCTGCGGTCGCGCCGCGCATCGGTGCAGATCGTGCGCGGGCAAGACTGTCGATCATGCACTATGACGCCGCAACGGTGGGCAGGCGTGGGGCTTCATGGCGCTCACGGGGCACCGATGCAGATGCTGCAGGATCCAAGCGCGAGCGCATGTCGTTCGTGTCGCGCGATATGGTGCGCAATAATCCGTTTGCCCTCAGTGGCCAGCAAGTCATCGTCAACAACACGGTTGGTGATGGGATTATCCCAAAGATAACGTGCCCCGAAGATGTGGTGGGCAGTGAGGATCTGCGCAAGCGTGGCCTTAAGCTTATCGAGGACTTTATCGATACAACCTGCATTGATGCGCTTGGGCGTCAAAACCTTTACGGGCTTCAACGCTTGGCGATGAACAGCATTGTTGATGCTGGCGAGGTGTTGATTTTGCGCGAGTTTAAGAATGCACCGCGCGGAAAAAAGACGTTCAATCTACGTCTGCGGGTACTGGAACCTGATTATCTTGATGACCTTCAGGATCGGGCTTTTGCTGATGGCGGCTATATCCGCAACGGCATCGAATACGACAAAACAGGCCAGCGGACCGCGTATCATTTGTATGATGAGCACCCAGGGGCTGAATGGTTCCGAGGCGTGGGGTGGAACAGCAAATCTCGACGTGTGCCGGCAGCAGACGTATTGCACATTTTTCGCCAAGATCGCCCTGGGCAGCAACGGGGTGTGACGTGGTTTGCGCCGATCACACTCGCCTTGCAAGATCTCGGCGAATACCAAGATGCGCAGCAAATGCGCCAAAAGGTGGCTGCGTGTTTTTCAGCGTTTCACAGACGCAGCACAGCGCGCGGAGAGGGCGAAACTCAGCTTGAGGGTCTCGGAGGGACACTTAGTCCAGGCCTGATTCAAGAAATTGCGAGCGATGAGGAAATCACCTTTGCCAATCCGCCGGATGTTGGTGGCTATGACCAAGTGATGCGGCAGGGGCTTTTGTCGATCGCAGCAGGTTTGGGCATCACATATGAGGAATTTGTTGGGGATTTGCTGAATGTGAACTTTTCGTCTGGCCGGATGGGGCGGATGAAAATGGATCGAAATGTGTCGAGCTGGCAATGGCTGATGCTGATCCCGCAAATGATGAACCCCATTGGCACTTGGATCAAAGAAGAATGGGCGCTGTGTGATGCTGAACACATGCATCAAATCATGGCCTGTTCATTCAATTGGGTGCCTCCGCATCGGATGTTGGTCGATCCTGCTCGTGAAATACCAGCGCTCAATGCTGCGGTGCGTGCCGGATTTGAAAGCCGACAAGGCGTGGTGCGCAAGCTCGGCCATGATCCGGAGCGGTTGCTAGAAGAGCAATCCGAAGATGCCAAGAACGCTGCGGCTGCTGGCCTGATGTTTGACAGCGATGCGGCTGCGGTTTCCAGCGCCGGTGTCGTTCAACCCAATACACCTGAGGATGAAGCAGAAACGAAGGACAGCAAAAATGGCGAATGAGATCTATCTGTACGGCACTGTCGGCAATAGCTTTTTTGGTGATGAAGATTTTTTCACAGCGCAATCTGTGCGTGATGCGCTTGAAGGGCGTGGTGGGCCTTTAACCGTCCGTCTCAACTCTGGCGGCGGTGTCGCAAGTGAGGGGCAGGCAATCTATCAAATGCTGAGTGATTACCCTGATACGGTGGAAATCGTGGTTGATGGCGTGGCCGCCAGTGCTGCCAGTTTGATTGCAATGGCTGGAGATACAATCGTCATGCCCACGGGGGCGATTTTGATGATCCATGATCCTGCCAGCCCTTGGGTTGAGGGTCGTGGCACAGAGCAAGATCACTTGAATGCCGCGAAAGGCCTGAGTGTTATCAGCACCGCCTATGCCAAAGTGTACGCCGCGCGCGCCAAGATTTCTGTCGAAGAGGCGCGCGATTATATGCGTGCGGAAACCTTCTTTGATGGCGATGCGGCCTTAGAGGCGGGCTTTGTCACCCACACAGATATCGAAACACAAGCGGCGGCTGTCGCGCGGTTTGACTACCGCGTTTATGCCAATGCCCCACAAGAGCTGCGCGTTGCTGGCGGGGCTTTCACCTCACAGCAAAGCAGAGAGGCCGTCATGGCCATGATGGCCGGTTCCCCCGCGCCAAACCTCAAGGAGAGCACTATGCCTAAAGACAACGATCAAACGGATGATCAAACAGAGACACCTGAAGATGACGCTGTGGCGCTAGATGATGACGTCGAAGCATCTGCGGGCGATGATGCGGATGGGATTGATGAAGATCAGAATGATGAAACGACACCTGTTGCTGTCCAAATTCTTGATATTTGTGCTGCTACCAATCGCCCGGATACCGAAGCGCGTGATTACATCAATCGCGGGCTGACGCTGGCACAAGCCGTTGCCGAAATCACCTCAAACCGCAGCAAGGAGAGCCCCGTGACCTCACGACGCAATGGCGGTCCAACCGCTCGTATTATCCGCGATGAACGCACAACCCGCCGGACCGGTATGATGCAAGCGATTACGGCGCAAATCACGGGAGCAGGGACTGTCGCCAGCATTGCACGTCCCTTTATGGACATGTCTTTGGTTGAAATGGCGGCGCAGTGCATCGATCATCGCGGCCCGATGCGCAACTCTGGTCAAAAGCTGCAAGTGTTTGCGGATGCCAGCCATTCCACATCTGACTTCCCTGGCATCTTTGAGAATGCTTTGAACAAAGTTTTGCTTGAACGCTACCAGCTGTCAGAGCCGACATTTAAGCAGATCTCGCGCAAACGCAACTTTTCGGATTTCCGCGAACATCCTCAGGTGCGTGCCGGCGACTTTCCGAAGTTACGGCCGATCGGAGAGAACGGTGAAATCAAATACGGTAGCTTTGGCGAGTCTCGCGAAACCGCTGTCTTGAACAGCTATGGTGTCGCGTTGCGCATCAGCCGCCAAATGATGATCAACGATGAGCTAGGGGCTATTGATGAATTACTGTCTGACTACGGCCAGTCCGTTGCAGATTTTGAGGAAGAAACATTCTATGCCTTTGCGCTGTCTGCCAAGTTGTCAGATGGGAAAACTGTTTTCCATGCCGATCACAATAACATCGGCACAGCGGCTGCCATCACTGTGGCAAGCGTTGGGGCGGGCCGTGCCGCAATGCGTAAACAAATGTCGATCGACAAAAAGAAACTGAACCTATCGCCTTCCATTATTCTTGTCGGCCCAGACAAAGAAACCGAAGCCGAGCAGCTGGTGGCGACCATTCAGCCTCAAGAGGCGGGGAATGTTAATCCCTTCACAGGTCGTTTGACGCCAATTGTGTCTGCACAGATCACAGGCAATGCATGGCATCTTTTGGCTGGTGCGGATCGCCCCGGTGGGTCTTGCTGGGTGCATGGGTATCTTGAAGGGGCCGAGGCTCCGCGCGTGCGCACCGAAGAAGCGTTTGGCCAACAAGGCATGGCGATGTCTTTGGAACATGACTTTGGTATGGGCGCTGTTGATTATCGCGGCGGCTATAAAAACCCCGGCGCATAAGGTCAAATACCACATGTCGATTTGACAAAAGGGCGGTCCTTCGGGCGCCCTTTTGTCGTTTTGAAACTCTCGAATAAAGAACGGAAAAGGCTATGAAAAACTTCCTTCAACCGGGCAACACGGTTTCCATTGTTGCGGCTGCTGCGATCTCAAGTGGCACAGGCGTGCGCGTCGGTGTTTTGTTCGGTGTTGCTGCGCATGATGCTGCGATCGGAGACGACTTGGAAATTACATTGACGGGCGTGTTCACTCTTGCCAAGGCGACGGGATCTGCATGGGCCGTTGGTGATGCGCTCTATTGGAATGGCACGGCGTGCACGACAACCTCAGGCACTGGCAATCTTTTTGTCGGTGTTGCGTTGAGTGATCAGCTGAGTGCTGACACGACTGGCGACGTGCGGTTGAACGGAGCGTCGCCTGCGGCTCTCACTTCGGCCTGATGACATCGGTTTTTGATGGCATGGCTGGCGTTATGAACGCGGCCTTTGGCGCGCAAGTGCTTTACCAGCCTGTTGAGGGTGAAGCCTCAACAGTGCAAGCCTCTTTGCGCGAGGGGCCAATTGAGGTGGTAGGAGGCGACGGTCATCCGATCTTGATCATGAACCCGACACTTCAGGTGCCTAAGACTGTTTTGCCAAACATAGCGCGTGGCGACCGTGTTTCTAGCGTGGCCAATCCAAGCGATGTTTATTTCGTAATCAATCGCTTGCCGAACGGCTCGCCTGCAAGTGATGCAATGATTGTCTGCGAGCTTGAGGCTTTTCGGGAATGACACATTATCGCTCTGAATACCGTGCGGCGGCGCGTGCGGCTTTGGTTGATCTTTCGTCCTTGGCTGAGTTCAAATCAATGTCGGCATGGTCCCAAAACATCGATGCGGACACTCTGCCTGTTTTTGGCGTGGCCACACCGACTGAATCTAAAGAACGCGAGAGCCATTCCAGCTCAATGCGCAGCACAAATCTCGTTGTTGTTCTCAAAACCCTCGGGGGAGATGACATTGAGGATGAATTGGATGTGCTGAGTGATGCCGTTGAAGTGGCAATTATCTCTGCGCTTGGAACAGCTTCTGTGGACTGCGATTTGCAAAACACGACCACATCCGTTGATGGGCAAGGGGGCAGTCGTATTGGCACGTTGTCCCTGCAGTTCACGGTCATCACATCACTTGAGGATCCGGTCGCGCAGTAGCGTGTGTCGGATCTCAATCTCTTTAATCTTAAACATGTAAGGAGGCCGGTAACATGGCAGCAAGCAGCGGTGCGGTGCGGGGCTACGGCTCGACCGTCAAAATCAAAGTCGGTGAAACACCCGTGGTGACATCGATAGTCGGCATCGGAGAGTTTGAGTTTCCAGATCAAACGCGTGACAACCTCGATGCCACATGCCTGACCTCTCCCAATGATACGGAAGAGGCGATTCAGGACATGAAAAAGGTCGCAGTTTGGGCTTTGTCCCATCACTACGTTCCTAAAAGCGACATGGATGTTGCCTTGTCTGCATTGGAAGCAAGTGGCGAAACCTTCATTCTCGAGATCAAAGCCATCGGAGCCGATCCGGTGGAATATGTGGTCTATTTGAATGGTTATGTCCCAACCGGCATTTCCCCAAAGGGGATTATGATGGCCAAGTCGACCTTCACCGTCCAAGCCAAAATCGCGGCTTAGGAGAGTGGCATGAGTAGAACAATTCAAACGGGTGCTATCAACGTCACTGTCGATGGGACAGATTGGACGCTGTTGTGTGATTTTAACGCGATGATCGATTTCCAAGAGCTGACCGGGCGTGATGCGACAGAGTTTCTGGAGAGCCTTGAAAAGGGCGATGAGGAAAAACGTTCCGGCATGGCGACAGTGATGCCCCTCATGCGCCAATTCATTTGGACATGTTTGGTGCAAAATCATCCAGACGCGACATTGAAAGATGCCGGGCGCATTCTTTCCGTAGCGCCTAACGCGTTGATGAATGCCGTCGGTGCTGCTTTCCCCGATGCTGAGGTGGATCCAATCTCTGAGAGCGCAGATCAGGATGCGAAGATTGGTGACGCCCTGGGGGAAGGTCGAGCGGCGCAGGAATAGATATTCTTGCGCTGCACTCAGAATACATGACCGCAGGGTTTGATGCGGATGGCTTTTGGCGGCTCACGCCACGCTTGTTTGTCCAACGTATGACGGCTGCCAAAAAGCGTGAAGACATGAAACAAGCCCGTGCAACAGAGGCTGTTTGGGTGGCGCATAACTATGATGCGGATGAAGTGCGCAAATACATCATGGATTTGCGAGGCGACGCGCCGATTGTGCTTCCACCTGAAGCTTTGGAGGGTGCGTTGCGCTCAGCTTCATCCAAGCATCCTACGATGACCAAGGCCGAATATTTCAAAAAGTTCAAGAAAGGATGGTGATCCAATGTCGAGTGTCGTTGGCCGGCTCAAAGCGCAGCTTGGATTGGATGCGACAAAATTCAATCGGGGTATGGATAAGTCACAAAGCCGGACGAAGAAATTCGCCGTTGCCGTTGGGCGCAACATGGCAGCTGCGGCGGCTGTGATAACTGCGGCGACAGTTGCCAGTGTGGGCGTCCTTGCGCGCAACTCTTTGGCCTTTGTGGATGGGCAAGCGAAAATGGCGCGTTCTGTCGATGGTACAATTGACGGGCTGCGGTCTTTGCAGATGGCAGCAAGTGACGCTGGGGTGTCGACAGCTGAAGTGAATAAGTCTGCACAGATGATGAGCGCGCGACTTGCGGAGGCTGCTTTGAAAGGGGGCGCATCGGCGGATGCTTTGGAGCGCGTAGGGCTCAGTGCGGATGCATTGTCCAAATTGGATGTGGATGAGCGGATGGCGACAATTGCCGATCGCATGAAAACATTGGGGTTCACCTCTGCGCAGACATCTCAGTTTTTGATGGATATGGGCGTGCGCAGTAAAGACATGGCCTTGCTGATGTCTGGTGGTGGCGATGCCATTCGCGCTGCGCGCAAAGAGGTGGTGGATTTAGGTCTGTCGCTTTCGGAAATTGATGCCGCAAAAGTAGAAGTTGCCAATGATGCCATGAGCCGCATGAAGCTTGGTACAGAAGCCTTGGGAAACCGTATTGCTGTCGCTTTCGCGCCTGCGTTACGGGATATGGCCACAGGGTTTACTGAGGGGCTTAAATCTGGCGGCTCACTGTCTGCGGTCATTGACGGTATCGGTGCCAGTGTGAGTTATCAAATTTCTTTTGTTCAAGATTTCGGGGTCATTCTGCGCTCAGTCTTCGACGAATTTATACGGGCCAAAGACGCAGGTGGCTGGGTTGCGGACCTGACAATCAATGTTGAGAAAATGATTGCCCCGATCGTGCGTGTTGCCACTGGGGCGTACCGCATGATTGGCATCTTTGCAGATCTTATTCGCGTAACGGGCAGCTTTGGCGGCGCGATGGCTGTTTTGAAAGACGTGGCCGGCGAGGTTTGGGTCAACATGCAGTTGCAAGCCCATGCATTCAAAGAGGACTTTCGAGGTACCGTTGGTGGCATCAAAGGTATTTGGGTCAGTGGTATCGCATATCTTGCTGAAAAATGGTCTGACTTTATTGGCTTTATTGGTCCAGCTATTAATAAGATTTCTGATCTCGTCGGTTCCGATATTACGGTTGATGTTGAGGGAACAAAGACCTGGGCCGCATCCTTGAGTGATGTTGCAAAAAACGCCAAAGATGTGGCGCAATCTCATTATGATACCGCAGATGCTTTGCGCAATTTGGCAAGTTTGCCCTTGGCCTCTGTTCAGCGTTTGAAGGATGCTGTGGCTGATGTGGGTGATGAGGGCGAAACCTCTTTGCGAGATGCGAAAGATGCCGCTTTAGATTTGGGCGAAACAATAGATACCGCGATCATTGGCAGCTCAGGGACTGGTGCAACGGATGCGACATCCAAGGTTGAAAAACTGACGGATAAGATCGATGCCACGCGTGATGCTTGGCGAGGGGCATTCTCGGAAGCGGTCTTTGGGGCAAAATCTGTTGGGGATGCAATCGGCGGGCTGCTGCAAAAAATGGCCAGCGCGAAGTTTGATGAGGCATTCAACTCGCTGTGGGATGTTGGCAAGTCCACTCTAGGCAATTCTCAAAGTGGCTCTGGTGGGTTTGGAAAGTTTCTGGGGAGCCTTCTGTCGTTTGATGGGGGCGGGCTAACACCATCGGGATCGCGCATGGGCGGGCTGGACGGCAAGGGCGGTTTCTTGGCGATGATGCACCCCAATGAGGGCGTTATTGATTTCACCAAGGGGCAATCCGTAGCCTCTAACAGCGGCCCGCAAGAAATTCGCGTCATTGGCGGCGATCTCACCTTGTCGGATGGCGGACAGATCATGGCGCGGGTTCAAGTTTTGGCCGGACAGTCGGTTGACCAAGCCGTGTCTGTGGTGTCCTCAAAAATGCGCAGCACCAAATCGTTCGGTCAGCCGGCATGACGGATGTAATTGCATGGCCTCCCTTTGGGATTACCAAGTGGGAACTGGCTGAACTTCACCCGCAATCGCGGTCTGTCGGTTTGATCGGGGGACGGGCGCGCACATCGTCTGCCCTGCGATCACGCCGCGTTGCCAAAGCCAGTGTGCGCGGCATTGGTCCAGACATGGCCGGCGCGGGATATGTGCGGATGCTCAATCGCCTTTGGGGTGGCGCGCCACGATTGGTGCGGGTCACGTGCCTGCCGACGTTGTGGTTTCGCGCGAAGGGCAATCTTGATCTGCGCAATACGGTTTTGGAATGGTCGGCTGGCAATGATGACCTGCTTTGGAGCGTGGATTCTGACGATCTGAATTGGCTGTATGGCAGCTATCCTTTGCAAGGTGTGCCGATGACGGATGGAACTTGGCATGGGCTCGAGGTCACAGGCTTGCCGCCAAACACATTGGTTGCGCGGCCGTCTGATGTGATCAAGGTCGGCGTTGGCGATGCGGATTCTCAAAGTGCTTTTTGCTTGTCTGTCGTATGGTCTGATGCCGATGGCATGGCGCTGGTGCGCACCGATCGCGCAGAGGCGTTCACGGCCTCGGGTGTTGTCAGCATTGGCGACGCGGAGGTGATCACGTTTGAAACCATTGATGTGCCACGAGCTGTGCAAGGGCTGGGGTCTGATTTTGAATATACGTGGGAGTTTCGCGAAGTGTTCGAGGATGAATATTCCGATGGGTTCACGGTGGTTGATCCATGGAGTTGAGGCGGGGCGCATCCCTTGACATGTTGGCCACGATGGCGGGGCATTTTTGCCCGGTGTTGCTCATCGAGGCGGATTGGCCGGATGGCATGGTGCGCTTGCACACGGGCACGGGCGATTTGAATTGGGGCGGCGAGGTGTGGCAGGGATCGTCTTGGCTGGTGCAGTTTCAAGCGCCGGAAGAAGCGGGCGGCTTAGCAACATCTGAGGCGTCGATCAAGGTCGCCGCCTCGATCGAAGACATCTTGGCTGAGCGCGGCAAGGTGATCCGCAATCGAATGGTCAAAGTGTGGTTTGCCACAACAACAACGCCTGGGGGGAATGTCTTGCAAGATGATCCCGTGGATTTCTTCGCAGGTTATTTTGACAGCCGGACGGGATCTTTGGCGCGTGCCGGTGAAAACCTGTCGCACGACATGATCTTGGGGCTTGGCATCGGACCAAGTGCGCGGGCATCGGCCTCGATCACGCATGGCTATGAGGACCAAGTGTCCAAATATCCAGATGATACCGCAGGCCGTCATGTGCAAAATGCGATCAATCGCGTGTTCAACGCACAGCAATGGCCTGAGTGATAATGGCGAGAGTGATCACGCCTGAGCGCGTCTTTGCTGTTGCGCGCCGCCATCTGTCCAAACCGTTTGAGTGGCGGGCAGGGCGCGATTGCACCGCTGCGTGTGTGGTCTTCGAGGCGCTGCATGGCGTGGATCCTTTGGCGCGTTTTGACCAGGCATACACCTCTGCGGTTGAGGCCCGTCTGATCTTAAAACGTGCCGGCGGATATCTGGCGTGGTGCCGGTCAACTTTTGACATCGAGAAAACTGAGACGCCGCAAGCCGGTGATCTGGTTTTGATCCAAAGCTCTGGCCCACTTGGGGCAGCGCTTTCCATTTGCATTCAATCTGGCGAGTACGCCGCAAAGACGGAGACAGGCATGATCATTGTGCGCTCTAAAGTTTTAGGATCTTGGCGATGCCATTCATAGTCGCGGCGGTGAACGCGATCGGGGCATCCATCGTGAGTGGCGCTTTGGCTTTGGGGATTGGCTACGGGGGCGCGTTGGCGATTTCTAGCGCTGTTTTGAAAATCGCGGGCTCGTATCTTTTGAACCTTGCGGCGAGTGCGCTCATGGGGCGTGCGCCATCGGCTCAAGATGTGGGACGGGAATTGGCGCAAGCGACCACAAGCCCCGCTTACCGGTTTGTGTATGGCGAGTGCCGCGCCACAGGCACGCCTGCGGGGACGCCGATCAAAGGCGATTTTATTTATGGCGTTTGGATCTTGAACTCGCGCGTTTCGGATCTCTCTGACTTTGATCTCTATCTCGACAAGCGCCATGTGAAACTCACGGGGGATGCGTTTGATTTTGACGGACCTGGTGCAACCGCGACAGACGCTCCTTTTGAAAACCATGTGACGGCATGGGTTGGACGCGGCGATCAAATCGCGCCGCCTACGG